TGGAAAGAGTTTATATTAGATGACAAATTCTACAAGATAATTGGGTTGATTAAAAACAATAAGGAGAATCCGTTGGTTGTTTTAACTGAAGACAATGAAAGGAATAAGATGCCACATACATATGCCATTGAATACTTCTTAGCAAACCCGGTTAAACCTAACCTCACTGTTATTTGCAGCAATAATTAAGGAAAGATCATGACATATTTATCAATTATAAATTTATTTATTGCTTTTTTTATATGCCTTTCTCCAGCTATCATTCCTTTGATTGCACTAAGAAAAAAAATACATCTATATCCCACAGGAATGGCCGTTTGCTGGACTATGTTTGTAATAATATTGTTCTTTACTTTCTTCCTGTAAAATATATCTCTAGCGTAAGACCATTGTTACTAAACACTAAAGGCTCCTTTTATAGGAGCCTTATCTTTACCAAACTATAACGTCATAAGATAGTACAAACTCAGTACCATATTTTTATACATATGTCAATACTACAAGATCATTTATGATTAGAGTTATAGAAATATTTTAATTCTATAACTCTTTATAACAACAGAAGCGTCAATGAAATTGCTGTTGTATATTTTCTTTGCCAAGTCTAAAGGATCTATATCTAATTCAGACCAGAATATTTTCTCACCTATGTTGTGCTGTTTAGTATGATGTTCCCGGCACAAAGGTAGAACCCTGTCATCAGGAGGTTTTATACCTGTGCCATTGAAACCTATTCTTATATGAGCAGCATCACAAGGGGATTTAAAACACACAACACAAGGGAGCTTCCTGATTACTTTTAACCAAGAAGCATCCCTTAGTGGTTTGTTTTTTAAGAGAATTTTTCTATTCCAATTACTTCATAGACTTCATTAAGCAAAACATTCTTCTCCATCCCCGGCCACAATCCTTTAGGGCTAATGATAAAGTCTATAGCTCTATCAAGGAAAGCATTAAAGCTTTCTTGATCGCTCATCTTAAATGAAATGCTTTTTGGAAACTTTATTACCTCACCATCTTTCATCATAAAGGATTGGACATGACCGCTTTTTAATTTAATATAATTAGAAAGATCCTCACTAGACTCAAACATATCTTGATTTTCAAGAACAAGATTTATCAAACCCCAATACATTCTATGTTGAGTAATACTTCTCTTGTTTCTTTTCTTTACACTTAGGATAGTATCAATTTCCATATCATTTATTAATGATTGATCTTCAGAATCAAGGGCTGAAACAATCTTAATTGTTTTATTGTTAACCTCTAACTCTATTACCTTTCCAAAAATTTCTTTAGACATCGTTCCACCAAACCTCCTTTATTGGGGTTGATTTTTTCTTCGGGATATCTACAGGTGGTATATCAAAATTAAAATCTCTATAAACCCCAGTAGATTTTTCGTAACTCAATACACTCATTCCAATTTTGCCAACCCATTTAAATCTACACTTCCATACATGGATCTCAGTGCTACCTTCAGTGTCAGGAACCCTATGTACAGACACACCAATATCTGCCTTCGCAAACCATGCTGCACTACCACTTATATCATACCCTTTAGGTACAGGGAAGTTGCCACCCTCTCGCATCATCTTGGCAGGGTGTGCCACAAACCAGACATGAATTTGATTTGCCTTTGCAAACAACCTAACCTGAGTAAGCATATGAGATATTGCATCTGTCTCTGTAGATTCCCTTGATATCTGTATGAAATTATAAGGATCTATTACAAGACCCCTACATCCATACTTTAGTATGGCAGCTTTTGTTCTCTCTAGAATGGATGTTATTGTGGATGGCTCCCCATCATTCTGATCTACAAAAAGAAAATGATCTTTAACCCATAACCTTGCTTCATTCATCTCTTCCTTACTCATCTTTGTTGTAGGCCCATCAAAGAAAGGTTTTCTAGATCTCTTCTCCATCAGCTTAACAATATGAGTAGGGGGATCATTCTCAAAAGAACAGATAGCAAACTTCCAATCAGATTGCTCTGCAAGATTCACCATTAACTGATCAACAAACTCTGACTTACCACTACTAGGGTGTCCAGTTACTATACTGAGTTGACCAGGTGCTATAGTAAAGAGATCGTCAACCTGCTCAAAACCAGTAGACTCTCCTTGTGCAGTACCGTTTTTGTATAGATCATCTATCTTATCTTCATAATGTAGAACATCATAAAGGCCGTTGATAGGCCAGTCTATAGAGTTACCAATAATCTCTTTTAATTTAGCAGATCCATGCTGGAGAAGAACATCATTAGCATCCTTACAATTCTCAGGCCACTCTATCTTTGCACACTTCTCTCCTCCGACACGCCTTGCTATCTCTTGTGCTAGAGCCATTCCGGGTGAATCATTATCTGACGCTATGATTATTCTTTTTGCTTTTGATAAAACATCTTTTGCTTTCCACAGATACTGAAACTTTCTATCTTCAGATGGATCTACTGTGTTGTTGGAAACCTTTTGAGGTGCGCCATTAGGTACAGATAATACATTCTTGTATCCAGCTTCATAAACACTAAGAGCATCTATCTCACCTTCAACAATACATATCTCTTCTGCATCCTTATCTATGTTATCTATGTTAAAAAATGTCTGCGCTCCACCAACACCCTCTTGTGTGATAGCTTTGTCAGATACACAGCGATACTTTACTGCGTACATCTCCCCATTGTTCATGTAAGGAAAACCTACAGCAGGTTTCTCTGATCCAATGTTATGAAAATACTTGTCAGCTTGGAAGACACCAAAATGCTTAATGGTTTCCTCACTAATACCCCGGTCTTTTAGATATTCAAAAGAGTTGTTATCAGAAACATCAACTTTGATTGGCCTTATGGGTTCTATGTATTTGTTTTGAGAATCCTGTGAGTTAAATGATGCCCCATTAACTCCACAATGGTGGCAGTTAAAGACATACTTATCATTAAGTTTTGATACAGCCATAGTTTTCTCATGGCTTTTCTTTCTCTGATTAGAACAGACTGGACATTGCACACGCACATGAGCATTGTTACTTTTGTCTGCTAAAAAACGCACCGATTCCTTGACTTCATTTGTCACCTGTGATGTATTCATTATGTAGTGTCCTTTTAAATGCTTCAACAAGAGGTGTGTTTGTTTCCAATAGACTAGCGCACCTCTTCCCTACAGATATTATTGATCGAGGATTGGTTTTATCTAACCCCCAATAAAAATGTTGCTCCTTAACTTGCCTATCATTCTTGTATATATACCCTTCCATTGCATCAAGAATCACTGATGCATCAAGATCAGGTCTACGTGAAGAATAATATATCTGTATGTAAACAACGAGATCCCCTTCTAAAAGTTCCTCAAGTTGAGGGACTTGACTCTTGAATAAGACTAGGTAGTTCCTAGCCTTATCACTCTTAATAAACGCTGGTCTGTTACCAAACCTTACTAACTTTCTTGAGTTAGCCTTAGATGCTGGCTCCCCCAATATCGTGAATGTAACATTGTTATCTGTCATTGACAATAGAAACCTATATATGTTAAGTATTATTAATAGGGAGAATGAAATGAAATTAACGAACCATAATAATATAAATCCTGTCTTTGAGGAAGTCTACAACAAAGATAGTTATGATAGTGGTGAATGTGATATCAGTGTCACTCAAATGATAGACAGCCCACAGATTAGAATCTTAGGTGAAAAACATAAGGGTGACCTAACAAGAGATTTGAACTCTGTAATCCCGGCTATGCTAGGCACGATGATTCATGAGCAGCTTTCTGTTGTTGACCTTCCTTACCCTAATCTTAAAGAGCAAAGGTTCTTTATGGAGTTAGGTGGATGGATGGTGTCTGGTTGCCCGGACATTATCTCATTGATAAATGGAAGATATATCATAGGTGATTACAAGTTTACTGGTGAGTATGCTGTAAGGAACATTAAGTCTGACTGGGAGAAACAGTTAAATGTTTATGCTTACCTTACCAAGCACGGTAAGACATCTGATGGTAAAACATTTTCAGATATCACTAAAGGTTCTTGGGGAGATGTGCCATTTAAAACTGTAACTAAGCTTAACATTACAGCTATCATTAGGGATTGGAAGCAGCGTGAAGCAAACAGGAATAAAGAATACCCTCAGTCCTGGGTTGTAGATATTCCTATACGGCTTTGGCCTGAACCTGAACAAAGAGAATACATTAAAGAAAGAATATCTATTCATCAAGAAGCTCAACAAATGTTTGATGAGTTAAATATGACACCTCATTGTACTGAATCTGAAAGGTGGATGAGTGGTCATGTCTATGCAGTCATGAAGGCTGGAAAGAAACGTGCAGAAAAATTGTTTTCTGATCGTTATCAAGCGGAGCAATACTGCTCGAAAGTAAAGGGAGGTTATGTGGAAGATAGAGTACCTGAGTCCACTCGCTGTCAGAACTACTGTAGTGTGAGTGATTATTGTGAACAATGGTTTAGGAGAAAACAATGAGTTTGAATCCAGATAATGAAATACAAAATAGTATCCTTAATGTGTACAAGGATATTGCAAATTTAGAAGATAGAAATAAAGTTAATATAAAGGGAAAACTTTATACTACTGTAGCTACAAGGGTTGAGATTTTTAGAAGGCATATGGGAACCCTAGCCTCAATCACTACTAACATTGTATCTATTGATGATCACAAAGTTGTGGTGAAAGCTGAAATATCTGTCAATGACAAAGTGATATCATCGGATTACGCAGAAGAATACAGGGGAGATGGGTATATAAACAAGACCTCTGCTCTTGAGAACTGTTGTACCAGTGCTATAGGAAGAGCATTGGCTGCACTAGGTGTAATTGGTGGAGAGTATGCTACCTCTAATGAGGTTGATAATGCTATCAATAATAAAGCACCAGCTACAGTTAAGAAGGTAGCTAAGAATAAAGATTCTTCTACAGAAGAATTACTATCTGATGAAGATCAAAAGAAACTTGAGAAAGCTATCACTGATTTTACACCAGTGATTAGTGAGAGAAATAGAATCGTTAACAACGTAAAAGAACTGAACGATTACTTGATTGGGAAGAAAGAAAGTAGGGATGTTATTAAAAATCTAGACCCTCACACGTATGAGGTAATCTCAGAAAAAATAACAGCAATTAGAAAACAGTTTAAATCAGAACAAGGATCTTAGTATGGAAAAGAAATTTGACAACACAAATAAAGGGGTACTCTTTGCTAATAAATTTAGTGATGGAGACAATCCTAACAGGCCAAATCTTAGTGGCACTTTAGAATTAGGGGTTGATGTTCTTCATGATCTTAGTGAGAAGTATAAAAACAAAGAGCCTTTAGTTATAGATGTTTCTGCTTGGAAAAAAGCAGCAAAGAATAGTGGTCAGAATTATCTGTCTTTATCTATTAGAAAACATCAAGACAAACAATCTTTCCAAAAGAAAGAAGCCCCACAAGAATCATCTTTCGATGATGATATACCATTTTAGGAGAACATAATGGCTGGTATTAATAGAGTAGCGAAACTAAAACAAAACACTAAGAACTTTTCAGTTCTTATTAATCAAGATGATTACGATACGCTTTATGCTATGGGTCAAGAAACAGGCCATTCAATAGGGCATATGATTAGGGAGTCAGCTACAGCTAGATCAAGGGGAGAGACATACGAAAAAGGTATTAAGAAAGTATTAGATCTTGTGTCTTCATCCTCCCTCATAAAGGGAGATGATCTTCCTGATGGTCAGAAATATTCTGAATATGTGGCTGATCGTATAGCGAAACTAGTTAAAGTTAAATCTAGCATATAAAATAAAGTCCCTTTAGCGGCCTGGGGGAAACAGGGCGCACCGATTGGAGTTAGAACCCATGATTGAACTAAAAGAAAAGATAGAAGCACTGGCAAAAAAATCTACAGAAACAACCAAGCCGGGTGACGCTATGCATTTAGCACAGGCCGCTTTAAATTTGGCGCAAGCCTTTGCCACTATTAAGTCTGTAAAGGAATAGGCTTTACAAACCCCGGCCTTAGAGGGTCGGGGTTAATTCACAACACTACAACATATACCCTATTATAGTTCCTGAGATGAACCCTACTATAGTAAACCCGGCACAGACATACGGCATTTGATCTATTGCAAAAGATAAGTTGTTCCTTCTTTCGTTTGCCCATTTCTCTAGACGCTCGTCAATATCTGTCTTACTTAAAATCTGTTCTATTTTTTTCTTAACAGCCATTATATTTTTCCTGTTTATTTTTTAAAAAATTTCGCTGCACTTCTCACTCCGAAACTTGCAGCCACAATAACACCAAGGCTTGCAGTGTACCAGGTCGGAGCTTTATCTAAAGCTTCAAACCCTTTCATTACAATCTCAACCCCTCTCTCTCCTGTAAATGAGAGTATTAATGGTATCGACCAGAGTCCTAGTATCCATTCATCTTTCCAAGAATCTTTACTGGCTTCTGCCATCGTTTGATCCCAGTCTATCTCTCCTGTTGCCATCTTTGTCTTACGTTTTTCAATAGCAACCTTTAATTCACCTGCTGCTTTTGTTTGTTCTACCTTATTTTGTAGGTAGCTTGTTGCTATGCCACCGACTGCTGATACTATACTTCCAAAGATCATGTCCAAGACTCCTTCTTTCCACCATAGTAAGGTCTAGCGTGACCCTCTGTTATCAACACATCACACACATCACGCCCATCTTCTAATATAGGTCTGCCTAATATCCTACCAAACTTTCCTTTCCCATCTTTATATGTGTTCATAATAAATTTTTTTGGGAGGAGTTCTTTGGCCCTGGCTTTTGCAGCCAACCCCAAAGCTTTCTCTTCAAGGTTTCGAGTACGAGATTCGGGAGTATCAATACCATGAAACCTAATATACTGATTGTGAAGATATACACCGAAACCAAGGTCAATATCAACAACACTGGTATCAGCATCAACCACCCGTACAAGTTTGCAACGATAACTGTAAATGTTTTCATCCATATTAAATCCTATTGGGCTACACGACCAGAGACTGAGCGTACAAACTCTTGTACCCCTGCCACAATATGTAGTCTATTGCCTGTAGCTGCTGTTGCTTTTAAAATCTCTCCTGGCTGAAGGACTAGATCTCTTGTTAGTAATTCGACAGTGCCGTTAGCTCCTACTGCCGTTACTTTAAACAAACTAAACACATCAGATCCATTTGTTAGTGTGAGAGTAAGAGTGTCTGCGTTGCCAGAATCCTCAGACACAAGGATAGAATTGATAACAACAAAAGAAGCTGTGGCAGGTGCAGTGTACAATACAGTAACCCCTGTGCCTGTCAGATCTAGCTTTGCATTAATAACACGCTGTATATATTGAGGATAACTATCTATAAACATTAACCGAACCTATGCTTCTGAGACTTCGGAGGAGATTTCTTTCTTGCACTTGGACCACCCCAGAATACCTTGTTCGCCCAGTATGCTGCTGATGTCTTACCCTTCTTAATATTCTTTCCATGCCGGGCTTTGAAAGACTTCCTGGCTTCAGGACTGTAGTTATGTCCCATACCTTTAGCACCAAAGCGTATAACCTTAACCTTACTACCATCTCGTACAGCGACAACAGCCTTCTTACTCTTATGTGATGGTGTCATCTTAGGTTTGTTCAAACCTTTAAGACCTACCTTCTTTAGTCTATTCTTTTCTGAATCTGTTAAACTCATGCCCTATACTTCCTAGTTTTCTTGGCAATCTTCTTAGGTTGCTTAGAAACCTGCTTACCCTTCTTGGTATCTTTCTTTTTCTTCCTAGTCGTAGCAGCGTATTCAGCCTTGCTGAGAGACTTTATAGCCTTCTCAGGTAGGTAGCGTTCACCAGTAGCCTTCTTGCCCTGTGTGGAGGGTTTTCCAGACTTGGTTCTCCACTTCTGCTCAGTCCACTTATCAAGACTTTTTTGTGACTTTCTTTTTGCCACTTGGTTTTCCTTTTAAATTTTTCTGTACAGATAAAGAAAGCTCGTCTTTATGAAAGAGTCTCTTGCTGTTTGCTGTATGTGTTGCGCCTGAATGTAACTTTCCATTAGGCATTTTATGAAAACCACCCTTGTGTTCTTTACCATCTTTAAAGTAATGCGGTACACCTTTAGCCACGATATCCACCTCCTGCTTTCTTATATTGTTGTGCTAACATCTGGGCTTTACGAGCAGACCATTGCCCTGATTTGCCACCCTTAGTTCCTGATTTAATTTTACTAAACAATCTTTTTCTCATTGCAGGTTTAGTATAATTACCTGCCTCATTTACCTTACTCTTAGCTTTCTTTTTAACAGCCATTACTTCTTCCTATTAGAAGTGAAACCAAAGTATGCACCCACAACCCCACTCATTGCAAGGTATTGCGTCATAATAATACTCTCAGCTTCAGCCATTCGAGCAGGATAAAGAAGAGTAGCTATAGTCGTTGCCAGCATAGCAAGTAATAAACACCAGCACATATATCTTCGATTAGACTGATAGACTTCTTTGTCAGGTATATTCTCATTCATTTAAAATACTCTAACTTTCCATCTAAGTTTATCTTATTGAGTTCATCTCTAATTCTTTTAGTTTGCTCTTCTATTATCTTCTCTTGATCAAGCAACTTTTCTTTTTGCTTCCTAGCTTGTTTTATTATTTTCTCAACATCAGACATTATAATTAATTATGCTCCTTGTGATGTAGCATATGCATTAAGCAGATCGTAAATTCTCTTTGCTGATGGTGCGTATACACCTCCAGACTCAGATCTTTCTAGCTGTCTTGTAGCTTCCTCCCTAATCTCTTGAGGAGGTTTGTTAATGTACTGTCTTATTAAAGCACTTTCAAATTCCCTAAATCTAGGACTGTCTGCAAAAGCACTATCTCCACCTTCAAAGGCTGCTGCTTCTTTTGTAAACTGCTGTGTTAAGTTTACATTATCATCTCCAAAAGACGCAAGATCTACAGTCCCGTCAGAAGCAGATGTGTTCACATCAGGTTCTCCTGTATCTGTAGTCTCTTCAGTTGTTTCTTCTTCAGCTTGAGCCGGGTCATAGCCTGTCAACTGAGTAACATCAAAACTTGATGGGAGTGACACCCCTCCTTCTGGGAAAAAAGCTGACATCTCTTGGCTGGTTGGCATATAATTATATGAACCATCCGGGTTTCGAACTAACCCCTCAACTCCGAAAAGACTACCACCCTTTACCGAAGCTATATCAGCTATTTCTTGTGCCGTCTTACCTGTATCTTGACCTCCTGTAGTAGCGGTACTTGACGTACCTGTAGGAGCATTATCAATGGAACCCAAGCCATAATCATAAGCCCCAGGTGATGTACTGTAGAGAGGAGGACTATTGTATCTCCTTGTATAATAATTAGGAACATTGGCAAACATAGAACTCGCAAATTGATTAGGCGCATTATTAAATTGATTGGACATACCACCAAGACCATACGCCATCATAGGGTTAGATTGATTACCGTATCCCATCCTAGAATTGTATTGATTACCGTATCCCCCTTGAGGGCTATACTGATTCCTATACGCCATCATTGGGTTAGTATAAGGTTGTGATTGATATGTATTGTAGTTGGGTCTAAAAGAAGGTGCAGATAAATAACTCTCTTGTCTTCTCGGAGCTTGTTGAAGAGAATTAATTCTTCTTTGGATAGCGTTTGTTATCCTCCCGGCAGAAGGAGAATAAATGCTACCACTAGCGGCACGATCTCTCTGTGTTAACAAGTCTCTTTCTAATCTATCTCTATCATCTAAAGTAGATATTTGATCTACTAAAACATTCTCAAAATCTTTGAACTGATCTGATCCAATAAACTCTCTTTCAGTTCCACCCATTCCTCTATACGCACGATAGATATCTCCATAACCTCTATTAGTGGCATCAAGGTCAGCAGCAGTCGTACCCATAGGGCGTGTTGATGATGAATAAAAAGGTTGTTGGAATCTACCTCCTCCATAGTTAGGTTGCTGTCCAGAAGAAACTCCATATCTAGACATACCGAAATTACCTGGGCCTCCAGAAAACTGAGAGATCCCGTAATTCTGTGGTCGCATATACCTTGATGCAGCATTCCTTATGAAGTCAAGGTTAATAGGAGAATAAGTATTTCCACCTGAATAAGGAGCAACCCCTCCTGTTGTAGCAGAATTTGTCACAGTGCTGTCTGTCGATGTATCACCTACTATTATAGGGTTTGTTTGTGGAGGAGGAGTTACAGTAGCTCCTGTGTTAGTGATCATAGCTTGGGCTTCTGGTGTTAGGTTTGGAGTTGTTCCTATCCCACTAGGTGTTTCTACTGCAAAATTACCAGTGTTTGTATTAAAGTTAATAGGTTGACCTGACAATCCACCACCAGTTTGAAACCCACCTTGGTTTATTGGGTAAGATTGATTACCTTGTCCGTAATTCTGCCCGAAATAATTCTGCCCGAAATTTCCACCACCAGCCATAATATTATCCTATATATTCTTCGCCAGTTTCCATCATCTCTGATAAACGACTAGCTCTGTTACCCACCTGTTCTGCCCACTTACTATCAAGCATCTCAACAGCAGCACTTCTCCACGCCCCGGCTTCAATTGCTTTAAGCATATTAACAAACTTCTTTAGTCTTGGCATCCCTAAATTAAACATCATATCTATAAGAACTCTTTTCCTTATATCATCTAAATCATCGTACCAATCAAAGGTTTGTTCTAATTCCTTAACGCATATATCTATATCATTACTAAGGAGATAGTCTACCTCATCATCAGACAGACCCCTATCCTCTAGGTTTCTACCCACACCAACAGTCTTAATGCCTTC